TCAACTAAACTGACTTCGCATAGTCGGTATCACAAGCGTGCGAAAGTCTTCAATCAGCCAGCAAGGCAAGTCAAGTTCTTCTGCGATCAGGCGGGCGGCACCCCCTGTTATTGCTTCCGCTTTAGCGTACATTGTGGGGTTGACGAGTAGGCGCGCGACGGCGGCTTTCACCCGCGCTTCTATACGCGGGGGTTGCGGCCCGTCATGGCCGGCCCTGTGGTGGATGATCTCGTGCAAGAGCACGGGGGTGCGCTCACGGGCGGTAAGCTTATTGTTCAGCCAGATTGTGCGCGTTTTTGCGTCGTAGTGGCCTAGGCCGGGTATGCGCGCGCTTTCGCGAATACTTACGCCTTCTTTGGCACAGTATTCTCGGAGCGCTTGTTCTGTCAGTCCCACAGGTTAATTAATGCCGCGTGGGACTGACAGAATGAGCCGTTTTTAATGTTCAGTCGGCATGAGGTATGTCACGGTCGTTTTCTGGGGTGCGGTCATCGGCTGCAAGAGCACTGAAATCGGTTTGCGCTTCCGCCTCCGCATCCGAGAGCGCGTAAAGGTTAGGTGCGGGAAAGTCGGTGGCGTCATCCCGTTTTGAAGGCTTGCCAAAATCGCGGTTTAGCCATTCGTAAGCTTCTTGCGCGACCTCTTGAGGGGTGGCTCCGATAGCTTCGCATATTTTACATAGCGCACGTACTGGTAGCTGAGGGTCGCCGGGGTTTAGCCAGCGAGAAACGGTTGCCTGCCCACTCCCTATGGCTTTTGCTACATCGGTGATTGTCCATCCGTATTGGGTGATTTTTCCTTTGGTTGTGAGTCCGACAAGATCTGCATACTTGTCGCCGCGTTTCCTTATATCCATACAAACATTATATTGCTCATTTTGCGCATATGCAATGTCTAAATTGGTATCAAATCCGACTTGCAGAATGATTAGATAGGCATATATAATGTTCATATGAACATCGCAAAGGAAACAGCAAGGAGCGTTCGCGAAGCAATCGCTTCCTCGAACCGCTCCCGCAGATCAATCACAGATGAAACCGGAATCCCCTACTCGACCATGAATCGAAAAATCTCCGGTAAAGCCGAGTTTTCACTCTCTGAATTGTGCGCCATCGCCGAAACCACCGGATCGGAACCCTGGGAGCTCCTTCCTAAAACGTTCCTCCCCCGAGCTTACCGCGAAAAGGAAACAGCATGAGTAATCTAATCCCCTTCACGTTTGAAGGCACCAATGTCCGTATCTTCAAAGAGAACGGTAAAGCCTTTTTCTGTGGTAAGGATGTGGCAACCGCCCTCGGATACACCAATACGAATAAGGCATTATCAGACCATTGCAAAACCGATGGGGTAACGAAACGGTACCCCATCGTTGATAGCCTCGGACGCACCCAGCAAGCCCGGTTTATCTCGGAGGGTGATGTTCTTCGACTTATCGTTGCGTCGAAGCTACCCACGGCCCAAAAATTTGAGGCATGGGTATTCGATGAGGTCCTACCCACCCTGTTCAACCAGGGCTCCTACCAGCTTCCGGCCCTGTCTCCTATTGCTAATCCGGTTATTGCGCAGGCTAAGGAAGAACTTGTTCTTTGCCAGGCCGCGCGGGGCCTTATTCAAGCGGATCACCTCGAAGCAAGGGCGCGCGTAATTCTAGCGCGTGGGCTTGGAGAGTTCCCACAGCTGGAACCCGCAACCCGCCCCTTGTACGCGCAGGACTTTTTGAAAGAAAAAGGCCTCAGCAAGGATCAGATGAAGCGGATTTCCCCTACTTTCGGCAAAAGGGTGAAAGCTACTTACACGCTAGAGCATGGTAGGGAGCCGGAGAAGTACCCCCTGAATTTGGGGAATGGGCAGACCCGCCAGGTCAACGCATACACCGAGAAGGACCGGCCCCTTTTTGAGGGTGTTTGGTCTAAGTATTACGCGAATTAATTAGGTGTGACTCCACCTGCGGCAACAAGCGGAGTCACTAATTTTGAAAGGAATCACGAATTATGACCTTCCAAGGTGAATCATACCCGAAACAGGCCCCGGTACCACTTTTCCCGCCTATTACCACGCTTGATGAGTGGGGCGAACCCACCCTGCAAGAAGGGCAGGATCCCGAAGAAGTTGCTATTGAGGCGCTCAAGTGCGCGGCAACCTTCAATCATTACATGGAGGCTCTTGCTAATCATTTTGATGATGGTGCGACCCGCGATGAGGTTTTCGTTAATGCCATATACCGTCGGGGGTTGCTTAAGGCCGCTGGGCATGAGCTTGCGGAAACCCGAATGTTCATTAACTTCCTCGGCAAAGTAAAAATCGCTAGCAAGTGCAACATGCCTTTCATTGGCGGGGGTGCGCTATGAGCACCCCAGTATTGCCACCGCGTAATCCGCAAGCTTGGCTTTCCGTGCAAGATGCAGCAAAATTACTGAGTCTTTCCGCGAAAACCGTGCGGAAAATGTGCCAGGAAGGCGCTTTGAAAGCTACTAAGTTCGGTTGGGTGTGGCGTATCCGCCCGGATGCCATTGAAGCCCATGAACGCGAAAAAGCCGCAGCGTTTGATGAGAGCGCCCCGGCGCGGATTGCCCCGCGTTCTGCGCGCTCTGCTGCCGCCCGTAAAGGCGCAGCTACTAGGAGGCTCGCATGAGGCATCGCAAGTTTTACCGAGTGGCTAAAAGTATTCTTTTTGGCATTGGCGGGGCCATGTGTGCTTGGTTCACTCATGTTTTTTGGGTTGCTGATCCTTATTTCGCGTTTTGGTGCTATGTCATGACTGCCGGTTGTCTGGTTGGGTTTTTGGCCAATTTTGGTAACGGCAAGGAAGGGTGACTCCCTGATGTGCCGCGAGTATTACGACTATTTGCAGGAACTCCATATTGATATGGAGGATGATTTTCTCGATCGCGTACGAAGCCAGCATGAGGGGCATTCCGTCCACGTAGGGATGCCGGTTGCGGGGGTGGAGGATCTTGTTTTTGCCCCTGTTGGCACGCTAGTCACAATCCAGAAAATCTCCCCAGGAGCCCCTGGTGGGGCCGTGTTTACTGCCAGGAAGCAGGACCCTACTTTTTGGGACGGCCCCGGCCTCGGCATCAACCAATACAACAAGTCTTTTATGACTTCGGAGCTTATGAATCTTATCCGCTCCGAGAAAGTCATTTCCGCGATTATCACCCATATACCAGTAGAGGATTAAGAATTGGGTACTAAACTTCCGCGTCTTTCTAAGAAGAATACGGCGCAAGCACTCGAATATTTGACAACTATCAAGATTATTAAGTCTCACCTTAGCGAGGTGGAAAAGGCGTGTAAAGCCTACCTGGTGGAAAAGGCTTTTGAGCCTGGTACTAAGGTTACGGCGCATGCCCCTAATGGGGCGGATATCGCCACCGTGAGTATTACTAAGCCTGCTGAAACCCTCGATTATGAGGTTACCGATGAAGACGCGTACGCGGCTTGGTTGCAAGTGCATGAGCCGGCTGATTATGAGCGGGCCGTGCAAACCGTACAGGTTGTGCGCGAGTGGGCGAAAAAGGGCCCGCAATTGGCATTGTATGTGCAAAAGAATGATGGAGCCCTCCCTAACGGCGTGAACGTAAAGCCGTCCCGGCCTCCGCATGTGGTTGTGCGTCAGTCTCCCGCGCAGGCTGATAATTACTTGGCGAATTATGTGAAGCAGCTTTCCGCCCTCCCACAGCTAGGAGGACGCGATGAGTGAAAGCAGCGTTGCGCTCGCGGTTTATCGTGAACCTATTTCGGCGCGTATGGAGTATGCGAAAGCGCTCGCAGCTTCCCAGTTGCTGCCTGCCGCGTATGTGCGCCAGCCACAAAATGTTTTGGTGGCTATGGAAGCCGGTGCCGCTCTCGGTTTACCGCCTATTCAGGCGTTGACCAGTATCAATGTTATTAAGGGAAAACCCGCGATGAGTGCGGATCTTATGGCGGCTTTGATTCGTAAGGCTGGGCATAAGTTGCGGGTTGAAAGTGATGATCAACATTGTACTGCCACGGTGATCCGTGCGGATGACCCGGATGCTCCAATGAGCGTTACTTGGGATGAGGCGAAGGCCCGTCGCGCTGGTTTGTGGGGGAATAAGGGGCCGTGGTCGCAGTACCCTGCGGCAATGCTCCGAGCCCGCGCTATTAGCGAGGTTGCGAGGATGGCCGCGAATGACGCGTTGATGGGCGTTATTTATACGGAGGAAGAATTAGCGGATTCTACCCCGGTTGCTGTGAGCTCAGAGCAGGTTCCGCCGTCCGCACAGCCTCAAACGCAGGATGTGCCGGAACCGGAGCCGCCGGTGTGGAATGGGGATTCGCGTGAGCTCATGCAGGACCAGATCGTGAAGGCCGCGCAATTCCTTGATCTTACTGCCGCGCAGTTGCAGGGCACTATCGCGTACGCGACTAAGCGTGGGCGTTGCGAGTATGCGGTAGGCACTACCCCGCTTGAGGGTTTGAGTAATGAGCAGCTTGCGGTGGTGCGCGCCTACCTGGTGCAAAGGCTGAATGAATTGCAGGGAGAAAAGTCGGCTGGAGAGCCCGCTCCGGAGGGTGAAGTCCTTGATGTGGAAGTTTTTGAAGAAGGCGAAGAAAAATGAAGAATCTTGGCGTTGGTGGGTTCGCTACCACGGTAGAAGATTTCAGCGGGCTTCCTACCTCCACGGTGATTATTGGAAGGCTGAAATCTGCCCCGGCGTATCCCGTTCCTTTTGCGCACTGCCCTGAAGGCTGCTGGCATGCCCCATCCGGTCTAATAGGCGTGCCTGAGACCTGCGGGCCGGAATGGCTAATCGCGCATGTTATGAAACCTGGGTGGCTGATTGCTGACTACCCTGGTAACCCCCTCTTCGATACCTCACTTGATAAGCCTCAAAAGCAGTCGCAGGGGCCTGTTGCACCTCTGAAAAGGGGGATGACAGTTACTGCGGGTACTCTGCCTAGGCTGCCGGTGGGAGCTGCGTTTGAGGTGGTTTGCCGTGACGGCTCTGGGTTCATTGTCGAAAAAGTAGGCGTGGACAAATGGGCAATTAAAACCAGCCTCGCATATTACGGCACCCGCTCTACACAGTTTGTTGCCTCATTTTTTGATTTTGAAAAGTTCAAATCCGCGAAGCTGTTTTGCATCCCAAACGGGGGTGAGAGCGAATGATCCGCGATACTCACCCCTTGTTTCGGTGTGGGGAACAACTTTACGGGGCGGCTGACCTGCGCGAGCTCCCTAACGGGGCGCTCCTGCTAGGAGTACGCGAAGGTGGCAGTGTCGAGCACCTCATGAAGTGCTTGTGCGCTGATGGGTGGATCACTTCCGGCAAGCTAGGCCACTCCACAAGCGCGGAAATTGCGGAAGGGTTCGTCGCTCTGTTCCTGCTGGAGTGCGCGAATGCGCGGCCTGCTACGGAAACGGCGTTGGCGAAGCTGGATCGGTTGGAGGCGCACGCCCGGCTTGGGGACCCGCAAACCTCGCATGAGGCCGCGCGGGCTGTTGCGGCACGGGAGGTCGCCCGCAAGGTTTTAGCAATTTTCGCTAATCAAGATGCCCCGATTAGTGATGAGCAGCTGACAGCTTGTTATGCGGATGCGTACGACGCGCCTGCGGTCTCGTCCTCGTACCGGTCCCGCCGCTCCGAACTCGCAAATATTGGCCTAGTAGAAAAGGCCGGGCGCGGGAAAAATAAGGCCGGGCGGCGCGTCCGCTTGTGGCAGATCAGCGAGAAAGGCCGGGAGGTTTACGAGCTGATTAGAAGGGCGCAAGCATGAGTTATTCGACTTTGTGCTTGGATCCCCGTTTGGATCTGCCTTTGCCTGGGCAGTGGGCAGAAAACGCGGCCTGCACGAGGGCACCGGAGCTGTTCACGAATAATACCAAAAACGGTAGGCATGATGAGTTTGCGGAGGCGAAAAGGGTCTGCGCGTCCTGCCCTGTAATAGGGGCATGCCGCCAATACGTAGACGAGACCGAAAAGGGACTGTCGGCGCGGAATTGGCAGGTTGGCGTTTACGCGGGTGAATCCCCTTTGGATCGGTTCCTCAGACGGCGCGACGACATCAAGCGATGCGCCTCTTGCGGTGTTGTTGGTGTTGTTGGTGGTGTGCGGCCAAAGGATGTGCCCCAATGGGTGAAACTCCTTGAAACGGACACCCTGTGCCATAAGTGCGCTAAACGCGAGGCGTCGCCCTCGTACTCTACGGATCTTGGGCCTTGTAGGGGTGGGTGCGGGCATAAGTTGCGCGGTCTGAAAGTGAGCGCGAAAGATGCCCCAGGCACGCGCAAGTGCGTGAACGCAAAAAGACGGCTGTGCAAGCAGTGCGCGATTAAGTGTTCTGATTCGACGCGCCCGTGCGTGGGTTGCGGGCGGCTTTTACGCCACCCGCGCCTGACTGTGAAAGACCTTCCCGAGACCTTGTATCCCGCGTCTTGGAGTAAGGGTTTGTGCTCACGGTGTAACCGGCGCATTAAGGAAGGGAAACCGACTGCGCTTGGTGGGCAGCTTCTAGCTAATCCAGATCATAAAGCAAGGGTGAATAAGAAGTGAAAGGCCAGATCAGTTTTACGGTGCTTGGAATGCCTATTTCGCAGGGGTCTATGGGCGTGAATAGGCGTACCGGCCAGTTGTATCACGTGAAGAACGCGCAGTTGGCTGTGTGGCGGCAGAAGGTCCAGTTTGGGGCGTTGAATACTGCCCGCCTTGCGGGTTGGAAGTTGCCTTTGAACTGCCCACTTTTGTTGAGTGTGCAATTTTATTTGGCTCGTCCGAAGCGCCCAAAGTTTAAGGATTACGCGGCGACTAAACCGGATGTGGACAAGCTCCTCCGAGCTGTTCAGGATGGCCTGTCGCCCAGGCAGGGCGGCAAGTTCACGGTGGAGGATTCACGGTTTGTGGATTCGCACGCCACGAAGGCGTACGCCGCGTCTAACACGATTGGGGCGAAAAACGGCCCCCGAGCCGAAATCACAGTCATAGATCTATCGGTGCCGTTCTAAAGGAAGGGAGGTGTTGAGGTATGCGGATTAGGAGTATTAAGCCGGAGTTTTGGCGCAGTAGGGACATCACTGCCCTCTCGTGGGACGCGCGGCTGGTTTTCATCGGCCTGTGGTCCTACGTGGACGACAACGGGGTTGGGCGGTTTGACTTGGCTTCGATTGCTGGTGATTTGTTCGTTCAGGATCTTTGCGACAACCCTCGCGACACCCTCGCGAGACTATCGCGAGCATTGCAGCAAATTATTTCAAATGGTCTCGCAGTTGTTTACGAGATCGAAAGCAAGGATTTTATATTCATCACTGGATGGAATAAACATCAGCGTATCGACCGGCCCAATAAGGCGCGGCTTCCACTACCTGACGGTGAGAAACGTCGTCCGACCAGCGACGATGATTTTTCTTCGTGCAATACTCGCGACACCCTCGCGACACTATCGCGACACTATCGCGAGACCCCAGCGACTGGAACAGGGGAACAGGGGAACAGGGGAACAGGGGAATTAATTAACGCTCAACCCCCGAAAGCGTCTGGCTCAAATTCCGGCTCAACCGGCCCGGCGCAAACCGCTAACGCGGTCTTGCGCGACACCCCCACCCCCAAAAATTCTTACCCCGAAGATTTTGAAACCTTCTGGGCCCAATACCCGCTCAAGCGCGGCAAGCGCAAAGCCCTAAAAGCCTTCAAAGCCGCGAAAAAGCGTGCAAGCGCCAAAGAAATCACCCAAGGCGCGGCCCGGTATGCGGCGGACCCTAACCGCGTTGACCAGTTCACGAAGTACGCGGAAGGGTGGCTCAACGGCAACGGCTGGGAAGACGATCCGCTCCCGGCGCGGGCTCCGGTTTCTGCTGCGGAGCGGCGTACCCAAACCCAGCAGCAGATCTGGGATTGGGCGACCAGCCCCGAACCGCTACCGGCGATGCGTCAGGGTGGGCAGCTCACCTACGAGCAGGCCATGGCCCAGGTGGAAGCCAGCGAGCGGAAGCAGGTGACCGATGGCTAGCAAGCAAATGATCGGCATCTGCGTAAACCGGCTTATTTCCGCGGGCGCGGCCTGGGACATGACGCAAGCACCGCAGATCGCTGGCGAACTAAACCGGACCTACCCGAACCTGGCTGACGCGGTCCTCGAAGAGGCGACCACAAGGTTGATCAATTCGGCTCCGGAGTTTATTACTTCGGCGAAATTGCTGGAGTTTGTGCGTCTGGTGCAGAAGGAGGCTTTGGCTCCGCGTGGCCGTGAGGTCCCGAACTTGGGCCCGTCTATGCGGCTCACGCACGAGCAGTACGTGAGGTGGTGGCGTGCGTACCGGGCGGAGTGCCTGGCGGGGGTGCAGCCGCAGGTGGCGAAGGCGAACGCGGATTACATTTTCACCCCACCACGGCCGGACCAGAAGATCAGCCGGGCCGAGTGGGAGCAACTATTCAAGAAAACCAAAAAGTTTGGGCGGCGCGTATGAGCTACTGCCGCCCAAACCTAGACCATGCCGAATAAGCCCGACTGTCAAGGCTAGGACGGCCTAACAGGGTGTCCCGTGTAGGGTTACCTACCCGGCCCCAAAAAAGTCTCTCAAAAACGCTTACAGACAACCTGGAAAGGAAACGTTATGGATTACCCGCCTTTGCGGCTTTCAGCAGAGATCGCCCTCGACTCGAATCGCCGCGTCAAAGACGCACTCGTCCGTATCGAGCGAATCGGCCCGTTTTACCCATACGACAAACACAAGAAAATGCTTGACGACGCAAGTAAAAGGGTCGTTGAGCGTGCGGTCGCCTACTTCGACGAAATCACCAACCTGTACATCGCCCTCGATCAGATCGAAAAAGAAAGGAAACCCAAATGCCGAAACTAACCCCCTGGGACATGCTCGACAATGTCGACGGCATATACTCCCTCGCCCGGAAAACATCACTCCGGATACTTCGAATAACTGAAGGCGGAACTGACGTTACCCACGAGAAAGAAATTTCAGCGGTACTTAAAAGCGCTGAAACTGCCACTATTGCCTGTTGCAAAGTCCTCGAATATATGGATGCGGCCCTCGACATCATAGACAAGAAAAATGGAGATCAAAAATGACCGATAAAGAAATGCTCGCAGCTGAGTTCAATGCAAGCCTAAACGGCTTTTTAAAGCAATTAGATAGGGTGCGCGAATACGCCGCAAACGAGCCCCACCGGATACCTATTGATAATAGTATGAGCCGGAAAGCAGTCCGCAAAGCGTATGCGGGACTGCGCTCATGGGCGCAAGAAATCGAAGAAATGGCCCCCGCTCTTATGTGGTGTGTGAAGAAATGCTGCGACGAACTTAAACGCATAAATACGGAATTTGTTCGCGATCAAAACAAGGAAAGGAACCAGCTATGAATGAACAACTGTCTGCGGCGGAACGCCTCGCATTCCACTTAACCGCACTTGAAAAGAACGGAGAAAACCTCGTCGGATACGTACTCGTGACAGTCTCGCCAGATGACATCAAAATCGCAAGCGCGCATGCGGATATCTCATACGGCGCGCTCGCGGTCGCAGATACCCGCTTTCCCAAAAAAGTGCGCGAACAGATCCTTGAAGTTATCCACAAGGTGGCGTCAAAAGCTATTGCGGAAATTAAAGAAGGAGAAAAATAATAATGCCAGCACGTGTAACAGCAATCGGAAACCTCGGGGCCGACCTGGAGCAGCGTTTCACCCAGTCCGGTAAAGCCGTCGTCACCCTCTCCATCGGGGTTACCCCGCGCCGCAAAGACCAGTCCGGGCAGTGGGGCGATGATGGGCAGCCGGTGTGGCTGAAAGCCACCTACTGGGAGAAAGAAGCCGACGCGATCATCAACACCGGCATTGGTAGGGGCGCGAAAGTCACCATCACGGGCACGTTGGGGATTGAAGCCTATACCACTAAGGATGGGCGGCAAGGCTCCAATCTCGTGCTTAAGCACCCGTCAATGCCGGGGATTATCCCACCAGTAGGTCAGCCGCCACAGCAAGCGGGCGGCTACAACCAACCCCCACAGCCGCAAGGGTCGTATCAGGCCCCGGCCGGCGGGCAACAGGGTGACCCCTGGAGCGTTCCCGACAACCCACCATTCTAAAAGGCGGCAGCATGGTCGAAAGACACCGTGGTTGGCCCTCAAAGGATTACTGGTACTACCACCCCTACGAGGCCGCAGAAACACACGCCCCCGGCCACATCCGCCCCTATCCGGGCGAATGTGAACAACCGGAAGAATTCCCAGTCACCACCCGGTACTGCAAAAAATGCTTAAACTCAAAAACAAGAAAGAAACCACACAAACATGAATAACGAAAGCCTCAAGGCACTTCCAGAGAGCGAGCTCTTCAAAAATGCAAATGATACGGCCGCAAACCTTGCAGGTTTAGAAAGAACCTACTTAGCAATTGCGCAAATGCGGTTCTGGCATGCGAAGCAGTATTACATGCTGCCTAAGGAAGAAACAGAAGCCAGTAAACAGCACGGCTTCCGCTCGGACGATTTTACCCAGTGTCTAGAAGACATCGACGACGCTTACGCGCATATTCTCTCGCTGGGAAAAGCCCTAAAAGGAGGTGAAGAAGAATGAGCGCAGAAGAAGCTACCAGAAAAGCGTGGGCCGAGGCCGTCGAAGCAGTATACAACGCTCGTTCCATGCTTGATAATTACCTAGAAAATGAGGACCAGGCCGGAAGTAAATCCACGATCGAACAACGCGACCACCTTGCTTCTGCAAGTGTGGACGCGGAAACCGCCATCACATTCTTTGCCAGTACGGCGCAGAAAATCGACTTCTTCCTTGAGGAAGCCGAACGCATAAAACGCGCTAACGAGGAACTCTCAGACGACGTGGTCATGGTGCCGGCCTGCATCTGCAACGGAAAATTTATGGAGTCCTTCTGGGATGACCTCATCAACCTCTAACCGCACGGTTACCCGCACCTGCGCCGGGTGCGGGCAGCCCATCCAACTAACCAATACCAGCAGCCTCAACCAGACGGACGGCACCCCATGGCCCGTCTACCACTCAAACTGCTACCAAAAAATGAAAGAAAAGGAAAAACAGTGGCTAAATTCCTCGATGACCCAGTAGACCTTCTAAATCAGATCCTTGCTAATACGCGGAAACTTGAGCGGAAAGCAAAAAACGCTCTCCCCCAGAAGGTAAAGAATCATAAAGAAACGCACAGGCAGCTTACCGAGATCGAAAAAAATCGCATGTGCGCTAGCGATGCCGCACTCCGACTATTCAGCCAAGTGCAAGTCGAAACCGATAACGCAAACTTCTACGATCGCGCATACGCCGTCTTACTAGCAGAACGAGACGCAGAAATGGAAGATCATGAGTGCTAATAAAAAGTTTTGGGAGAACCATGCCATGTACCGGCGGCAACTCTCCAACCTCATCAACACGCTAAACGATTTGGACGAAGACGCGTTCACCCGACTCCACGCCCAATACGACGAGCGCGGGCGGCAGATCGAGCACCTAGAGTCAGAAAATCGCAAGCTCAAATCCCGCACCCAAGCCGGGGCCCGCACAGAAAGAATCTCTACTTTCGATAATGATCCCGGCCTGATCGCCGGTGAAATCATTAGCAAAATCAGCAACCAATACTCGCCCCTACTAACCGAAAAGATCTACGCAAAGCTCGTTGAATTCCTCGGCGTATACCCAAAAGAAAGCAGTCAAAATGATTGATCGAATCTTCAAAGTCCTCTTCAAAATCGCCTACCTACTATGCGGGGCGGCAATCCTAACCTTTGCAATAATGGCCTGGCAAACCCACGAGATCAGTTGGCTTGCCGCCTTCATATGGGCGATCCTCGCCGCCTACCTGTACTCCTGCTGGGAGGAGGCAATGCACGAAGCCAATGATAACGCCTACATAGCCGGCTCTCTAACAGCTATCCTCACTCACATTTTGCGAATGCTCGAAGAAGAATACGACGACCAGGAAGAACCGGAAGGCCCAGAGGTGGCAAAAGAAGAAACGGTGGTCGAATGAAAAAACCTGAATGCCCTATCACCGGGGAGCCCCTCAAAAACAGTCGGACCATAAGCGAGAGGGCCGAAGAAATGACCCTCGAAGCCCTCCGCCAGCTCCCAGGGTTGCACGAGAACGCGTTGCAAGCCGCATACCGGCTCGTAAAACCCAGGGCGCAAGACAGCGGGAGTGGTGGGAGTGATCCGGCAGAAAGGCTCCCCTACAACCCGGAACTCGCAACGAAAGTACGTGTTGCTGAGGGCCCGCTTTTCCTTCTCGCGAAAAAGCTAGGCCCCGCAGAGCGCGGCTACTTCCACACTACATGCGAGATCCTCGCGGACCAGCTCCCAAACCTGATAGTCAAGGAGGAGGCGGCAGTAATTGCAGAGCAAGTGCGCACCTCGTACATGATCCTGGAACGCGTCGCAGACCTGCCATTAGAAAAATACTTCTACGGCACCTGCGACGCGGCCACCGGACCACACGAAACCCTTTGTGAGAAGGCGATCTACGCTCCTAAAGGGCGCAGAACCGTTACCTGCCCTAAATGCCATACCGCGCATGACGCAGGGCGGCTTTTAGAGCAAGCGCACAAAAAGTTCAGCGAATACGCTCTAACAATTCCCCACATAGTACGGTTATTGGACTCGACGGCTGCTGGCCCAAAGGTGAAGCTAAAAACCGTGTACAAGTGGGCTGAAAGAGGCAAGCTGAAACCGGTGCGCCGAAATCATGATGGGTTGCTGTACTCGGTTGCCCAAGTCCTCCGACTTGCAGAAAACCATGTAAAGTAAGTCTTGTTCGTTGCGCTTTGTGCGTGGTAGATATCCGAACAAAAATGGTTTGGGACCGTACGATCTTTTTTGGGTTGTGCGGTCCCAAAACTTTTAACCGCGTGCACCTGAAACCGGTTTGACAAGACGGCGAAAGTGTCGAACACTTGTTCTATAGGGTTGCCACCGAACCGCGAAGCGGACGTGATGGCACCCCATTTTTTATGTTCTTCCACCACTCGGACTAGCTTGCTGGGGATACGATAATGTCCGAACTGGTGGATTCTAGAGAGGAAGTCTGCGGCTGTTTTTGTTCCTTTCCGGCCGCGCCCTCTCTCCTCGAAGCCCCGCCCAAAAAACATTTTGGCGTGATTTTGCTTGTTTCGCACGCCCCCATTTTTGGGCGGGGCACCACATACTCCCTTCCCCCTAACACCGTTTTTAGTGACCGCTGTGGCAACCCCAGGCAAACACGACTAAAAATTGTGGGCAGTTCGCCCCAGTCCGGCACTAAAAAAGAGGTTAGGCGGGAGGGGTCCTACGCCCGCGCCCCGGCCTATTAGCCAACCAGTGGCGGATTGATTCCTCGGACCAGCCGCGCGCCTGTGTTTCCAACCCAACCAGGACCTCAGGTTCAGGAAGCATCCCCTTATACACGTAGGATCTGAGGGTCCCTACAGTTACTCCCGCCAAGGCGGCAACATCCGACACGGACAAATACTGTTTCGACATCAACGACGCACTCCTTTTGAAACGCATGGGCGGGAAGGAACGCAAAGGCTCTTCCCGCCGGAATTTGTTAGTCTTCCTCACGGGCATCAACGCCCGCTTCGTCATTAGCATCGGAGATAGCCTCAAACGGGGCCATGTAGGGATCCCAGTCGAAGCTGTTTGCCGCTTCGTAAAGATCCCCTAGGAGCGTCCCGGTCTCGTCCTTGTCGCCAAGGTCCAGGCCTGCCGGGTAGTAGACCTCGTAGTCTGCGTAAACGCTTGCCCCATACTTGGAGGCGATCTTATCCAGGTGGGCAGTGTAGGCGGCTTCGGCCTTCTCGCTCATTTCCTTGCGCTGTGCGCTGGTGATATTGAGCTCGTTAGCAGGGTCTAGGTTGACCCCCTCAACGGCGTCGGTGATGAAGAAGTTCGGGCGGATCGAGTAAGTGGTTTCAGCAGTCATTTGTTCTCTCCTTTCCTTGCTGACACTAATAGTATACTATGGTTCCACAGTATTAGGCAAGCCCCCACATAGTGAACCACGCCACATAAAAATAGCTTGCTAATGCTACCCAACCCTAGTATTATTAAAGAGTCAAAAAAATAAAAGACCCCGCAACTGCTGGAACAGTCCGGGGCCAAGGTTCGCTACCAAATGAAACTGAAAGGAGCAGCGAACATGAACCAGGCTACCACAACAAACCCATTCAAAAAAGGCGACATCCTCGCAGGAGCCGCAGGGCGCGACGGGGCCGAAACATGCTTCTGCAGGGTAGAAAAAACCACCCCCAAAATGGTTTACCTAGTACAACTCAAACCCCGAAAAGTCGAAGATTTCAGCCGCGACCTCGAAACCGTCGCACCCACCGAAGAAGTCGAAGACCCCACCCCCCGCCGCTTCAAAATACACGGGCAAGACGGGGAAAGCGCCCCCTACATTCTCCACCACGCCGCGCTAGCCGTCCTCAAAAAATGGAGCGGGCTACCCCTCATCCAATCCCGCAACTAACCATTACCAAGGCGGGGCCAAAGCCAAGGCCCCGCCCCCCACTCAAAGGACACGAAAATGCCAATAAAATTCAAGCAAGCAGGGTCACAATGGCCCACAAGCCAAAAAATCCGCGAAAACTACGCCAACCAAAACCAAACCCTCATCCTCTCATTCAGCAGAGGCAAAGACTCACTCGCAGCCTGGCTAGCCATGCTCGACTCAGGAATCAAACCCGAAAACATCCACCCCATCTACTACTACCGCTGCCCAGACTTAAAATTCAGCGAAGAATCACTCAAAAAATTTGAAGACTACTTCCAGCAACACATCACCCGCTACCCCCACCCCGCCCTACTCGCACAACTCTACGGATTCGACTTCCAACCCATAACCCGAATACCCGTAATCGCAGCAGCAGGATTTGAACCATACCAATACCAAGACCTCGAAGAAATCTACCGCAACGAACACGGCCTCGACGACAACACCTACGCCTGCAACGGCGCACGCGCCGCAGACGGAATCAGCCGTCGCACCTACATGAAAAAAACAGGCCCAATCACCCACTCAAAACAAAAAGTCGCAATCATCTGGGACTGGACCATCCAAGAATGCTACGACCGCATAAACCAAGCCGGGATCAACCTCGAAGAATACTCACCCGACTACAAATGGTTCAAAAAAACCACCAAAACCGGCAAACCCATAAAACACTCCGGCCGCACCTTCGACGGCATCGCCGCCCAATTCCTCGAACCACTCGAAAAATACGCCCCCGACGACTACCAACGCTTCCTCGAATGGTTCCCCCTCGCAAAATACGAAAACATGCGCCACCACCTACCCAAACCCGAAAACAACTAAAGGAGCACCAAATGAGCAACCCACTAGACGCACTCAACCAAGCACGCCGCGCCGTCCGCCCCCCAATCGACCTCGACGCAGTACGCAACCCCAAACCCGAATACCCCGACCCAACACAAAACCTACCCGAACAACCCGACCTCGAAACCGCCATCAAAGAAGACTTCAAAGCGGTAAAACGCGCCTTCCAAGAACAAGACGAATCCCAAAAAAACCAATTCAAAAACCTCTACAACTCCCACTGGTACTACACCGACGTATACCCAACCTTCGAACACTGCGAATACTCAATGGCAATACAAAACCGCCTCCTCGCAGTAAACGAAAAACAAATGGGCCAAGGCTACTACCGCAACGGCCTCTACCTCATAAAAGCCTTCCAAGCCCTCGCAAAAGAACTCGGAATAGATATAAGCGACATCCCCAAACCCACCGACTAACCCCAAACCAACCACAACTACCACCCCACCCACAAACACGGGTGGGGCAACCCCGTTAAGGAGAAAAAATTGAGATCACTCAAACGCGCAGGCATGAGAGCAGCAGGACGCGCCGCACGCGCAGCAGCCAACACCATACTCAGACACACCCGCGCCGAAAACCCCTTCCACCGCGCCGCCCAAAAAGTCAAAGCAGGAGCAGGCTACCTAGCAAAAACAGGAAGAACCCGCGTCAAATAACCACAACCGAAGGAGGACCCCATGAGCCAACCCACCAAAAAGCCGGCAGGATCGGTAAAAAACGTGGGCACCAAAAACAAGGCTGAAGAAGCAAAAGCCCGCGCCGCTAAACGCGCTGCCAAAACGCAACGCGCCCTCGAACGCGCGCAACGCCGCAAAACAGTTTTTGACCTTAGGCTCATGGGGCAATCCGTCAACGCTATCGCCGAACAAATCGGGGTAAGTAAATCCACCGTAATGAAAGACCTTGAGGCTGTTCTTGACACGGTCCCCAAACCGGACGCGAAACGCCTCTACACGCTCCAGCTAGAACGCTACGACTCGCTTCTAACCGTAATGATGACCCAAGCCCTAGGTGGGGACCAATTCGCCGTTGACCGGGCAGTGAACATTATGCGGCAGATCGAACGCCTAACCGGCATTGAACAACCCAACACAGAAGACCTAGCCACAGATAACGCCCTCGCAGCCCTAAGAAGTCTTTCCGAAACCATCCAAAACATCACCCAGAAGGAGTAAACCCGCCGTGGACGACCAGAAAAACACCCTCGTCTGGTCGCCCAAACAGGCCTACGCCATCGCCAACTGCAACGGCCGCGCCAACATCTGGCAAGGCGCAGTCAGATCAGGAAAAACATTCTCATCCATCCTCGCCTACTGCATGAAAATAGCCACCTGGGACGGCCCCGGCGTACACGTCATAACCGGCAGAAACAAAGACAGCATTTTCCGCAACTTCTTCACCCCCATAATCTCCACCCCCGAACTAGCCTGGCTAGCCAAAGCCATCAACTACAGGCAAGGCGCACCAACCGCAAAAATACTCGGCAAACCCGTCAGCATAGTCGGAGCCAACGACCAATCAGCAGAAACAAAAATCCGCGGCGCAACAGTCGCCCTAGCCTACGCAGACGAAGTAACAGTCCTCCCAGACTCCTTCTTCCGCATGCTCCTATCCCGCCTCAGCCTAGACGGCTCCCAACTACTCGGAACCACAAACCCCGACAGCCCCTACCACTGGCTCAAAACCGACTACCTAGACCGCCTCGACGAACTCCACGACTGGAGAAACTTCAACTTCACCCTCGACGACAACCCCGCACTATCCGAAGAATACAAAGAATCCCTAAAAGCCGAATACACCGGCCTCTGGTACAAACGATTCATCCTCGGACAATGGGTAGCCGCCGAAGGCGCAGTCTACGACATGTGGAACCCCACCGAACACGTCATCCCCTGGGAAAACATTCCCCCAATCCGCCAAACCCTAGCAGTCGGCATGGACTACGGCACAACCAACCCCACAGACGCAGTAATGCTCGCTTTGGGTGTAGACGACAGGTTATACGCGGTAGACGAATGGCGGGCAACCAAAACCCAAGGAAACCTCACAGACGCGCAAACCTCAGAACAATTCCGCAACTGGTTGTACCAAACCCGCCACCTACCCGACAGGCACTACAACAGGGACAAATACGCGGACCGGCCCCGACATATCATCGTCGACCCCGCCGCAGGCTCATTCAAAGTCCAACTCTACGAAGACGGCCTAAGAAACATTAGAAACGCCGACAACAACGTCGCCTACGGCATAAAACTAGTCGGCTCACTCCTATCCGAGGGAAAACTCAAAATAAGTAACCGGTGCAAATGGTTACTAAAAGAATTCCCCTCCTACGTGTGGGACCCCAAAGCCACAGAACAAGGCCAAGACAAACCAATCAAGGCCAACGATCACGCGTTAGACGCACTACGGTACGCACTCGTCACCACAGAAACCTTGTGGCGGCGCGCAACAAAATAAGGGAGGCCACTAATGGCAGCAATAACCGCCGGGGCGATCTGGCCCCCCGAAAACCTCGCAACCATCCGCCGCGACATGAACGAATGGGAAGCCTGGTGGGTAGGAGACCCGGCACGCCTAGCAGCCACCACCAACACCAACACTAGGAGCAAGGGCGGACTATTCCGCCGCCTCATGTTCTGGGGCAGGCACAATAACAGGCCCGAAGACCGGCCCTCACGAGCTGACCTACATGTCCCCCTAGCCGCTGACATTTGCGAAACCAGCGCACAACTACTCTACGGAAAGCCCCCACAGCTCACCGTAAAATCCGAGGACGGCAACCCCCCAACCCCGACCGGGCGGCGCGTCAACGAATATGTTGAAGACGGCCTACTCGACCAGCTCGTACAAGGCGCAGAAACAGGGGCAGCCTTAGGTGGTAGGTTCCACCGTGTTACCTGGGATAACACCCATTCCCGCCCGTTTATTACCACTGTGGACGCGGATCAAGCAATCCCCTACTTCTCATGGGGAGAACTAAAACAGGTCATTTTCTGTTACGACCTGGAAGATCCCAACCCTACGATCGGTTCAGGGCCAACCACTTATTGGCGGCACCTCGAAACCCACTACTTAGACGAAAATGGTAACGGGCGTATCCGTCACGAACTTTACGAGGGCACCAAAACCCAGTTAGGTTCTATCCGCCCACTAGTAGATCACCCCACTACCGCACCACTAGCCACACAGGTAGACGCAGACGCGACCATAACCACCGGCATAACCCCCGGCCTATGCGTAACCTACTTCCCGAACCTGACACCTCAACGCAGATGGCGGGACCTAGCAGCAGGCCGCGACCTTGGTCGCTCAGACCTCGACGGGCTAACCGGCCTACTCGACGCGTTAGATGAAACCTGGAACGCGTGGATGCGCGACGTGCGCCTCGCTAAAGCAAGGATCATCGCACGTAAAGACATGCTTGAAGACAGGGACGGTAACCCCACCTTTGATCTTGACCAAGAAGTCTTTGAGGGCGTAGAAACCCTAGGCAGTATTGGGGAATCCTCACCCCTCCAACCGGTCCAGTTCTCAATCCGGTTTGCTGAACACGCAGCCACCATTGACAAACTTGTCGCCAATATTATTCGCAGTGCCGGGTATTCTCCTGCAACCTTTGGGGAGCAGGAAGTCGGCGTGATGACCGCAACCGAGGTCAGAGCCAGAGAAAAAGCCACGCTCACCACCAGGGATCGGAAAATCAGGTTAGAACAACCCCGCTTGGAAGATCTCCTAGTCAAAATGCTCACGATTGACGCGGATGTTTACGGCACTAAGGGCCTAAACCCTGACGAAGTCGATGTTGCGTTCCCTGATATTGCGATTGATTCCCCCGAGGCGGCAGCCTCTACCGCTTCCACGTTGGCGGCAGCAAGGATCGCGTCTACAGAAACCCTAGTTGCGATGGTCCACCCTGATTGGGACGCAAAAGCGGTCGCGGAGGAAGTCGAGAGGATCAAACAGGATTCGCCCCTAACTTCTCCTGACGCTTGGAGGCCACCCCAGTTAGAGGCAGACGAACCAGAAGAATAGTAGGGCGGTGACCGTTAAATGCTTGACCCTGCGGAGGCTCGCCTATGGGCTGAAGAAATAGCAAGCCTAGTCGCCTACGTGGAAGCCAGATTATGTAAGAGTATTGCGCGCACCGTGTGGGCAGACATGGGCGCGTCTTCCACGGATGTGGCCCGGCTAGCGAAGGTCGCCACAGTAAGAGCCGAACTGGAACGCCAACTTGGTAGGGGCTGGCAGCGGGTAATACGGCGTGCACAGGAAGTCCTCAACATGGCTAGGGATGCAGGGCAGGGCCAGGCCGTGAAAGACCTTGCCAAAGCCGGCTACCCCACAATATTCCCTACCGTGCAGGCGGCAGCCGTAGAAACCATAGCCGCTGACCTGATCGCCCATCTTTCGCAGATCCCACCAATAGCTTTACGTGAGGCGGTTGACGTGTATCAGCGGATTATCTCCCGCCCAGTAGCCAGTGTTACTACCGGGGCGGAAACCCGGCTGAAAGCCACACAGGGCGCACTAAACAGTTTCGCCCGCCATGGGATAAGCGGATTCACTGACAAGGCCGGTAGACGGTGGCACATGGACACGTACGCAGAAATGGCCACACGCACAGGGGCAACGCACTCACTTGTTTACGGGTGGGCAAACACAATGACAGTTAACGGTGAAGATCTCGCCCTCGTTTCTGATCACGCGTTCGAGTGCCCAATGTGCGCGCCGTGGGAGAACCAGGTAATAAGCCTAACCGGCCAGTACAAGGGGCGCGTAAGCGTACAGCACGCCACACGGGAAGACCAAACAGTCACGGTAAACGTGAAAGGCACCCTCGAAGAGGCAAAACAGGCGGGCCTATACCATCCGAACTGCGGCCACACCATGCGCCTATTTTTACCAGGCATAACCAGGCAGGCCCGCCCACAGCATGACCCAGCCAGGTATGAAGCCTCACAAAAACAGCGGGCTTTGGAACGCGAAATCAGGAAACAAAAACGCCTTGAGGCCGTGAACATGATCGGCGACCCAACCCCGGCGCAAACAATCCGCGAGTGCCAAAAACAGATTCGTGAACTCACCGCTAAATATGACTTGCCACGCAAACGCGTGCGAGAGCAGATCAAGAAAGCACATTAACCCAGGAGGTTAAAATCATGGCAGAAGAAACCCAGGCCGAACAGCAGGGGGAAGCCCAGGAGACTACCCCTACCCCGGCAGACGTCCCCAACCACACCCCGCAAGACAAGGGTAAGGAAGAGGCCCCGCAGGGGGAGTTGGCTAAAACCAGGCGTGAAGCCGCCCGGTATAGGGTGGAACGTAACAAGGCCAACGAAAAGGTTGAAAAGCTCCAGGCCGAAATGGGTAAGTTTGACAAACTCACCCAGGCAATAACTACTGCTCTAGGCATAACTAAAGACGGTGACGAAACCCCAACGGTGGAAGACCTTACCACCCAGCTTGAGGCTAAAGACGCAGCCAACAAGAAGATCGCCACCGAATACGCCGTTTATAAGGCAGCAGCGAAGGCAGGGGCAAACCCGGACCGGCTTCTAGACTCTCGCACATTCACCAACACCCTAAATGACCTCGACACTACCGACACGGAAGCAGTCGAAGAACACATTAAGACTTTCATCCAAAAGGATGACTACTACCAGGCACGGCCCCAGGCGGGCCAATCAACGGTAGAACACGCACCTGCCAGGAAGCAGGGCAAACCAAAAACAGTTGAAGACCTCAACTATTTGTACAAGCACGACCCAACCGCATACGCGGAAGCGGTCAAAAACTTCTAAGCAGGAGCAACCAAATTGGCAAACAATGACGCACGAGAAAACACAACCCTCACTGGGGATCTAATCATCCCTGACGTGTGGGCGGACCTAATCCAGGCCGAATTCACCCGCAAAAGCGCCCTCCTAGGCACCCCCATTGTCGTGACTGATGACCAGCTCGCAGGCCAGCCCGGCGACACGGTCACATTCCCCAAATGGACAAAGCTAGGGGAAATGCAGGAAGTCCAGGAACTGGAAGAACCCCAGCTCGGTAAGCTCTCCCAGACCAAGACCCGCGCTAAGATCAAGGGCGTTGGTTCTGGCTACCAGTTCACCGATGACGCACGCCTAATCGGCCTCGGAGATATCCAGGCCGAAGGCACAAGGCAGCTTGGTATCCGTTACGCGGAAAAGGTAGACGCTGACCTGATCAAGGCCGCTATTGACGTTGTGCCGGCTGACAGGCAGGCAGGCCTAGAAAAGTCTGAGGCGAAGAAGTACGACGATCAGAAGGCCACCGGTTTTTCTTGGGGCCTGTTCGTTGATGCTATCGCCTCCCTAGGCGACCAGTGGGACCCCACCCGGTACACGTCCCTGATTATCCGGTCTGAGGCGCAGGCTGCTCTAATGAAGGATGACCAGTTCATTAACGCTTCTAAGCTGGGCGCGACCACCCCGCTTCTTACCGGGCAGATTGGTGTACTCGCAGGAGTCCCAGTACAGGTAGTGAATTCCATCCCGGAAAACACCGCCCTTCTGGTAAAGCCGGGCGCGCTCGCTCTGAAGTACAAGCAGCGGCCCACCATTGAAACCGAAAGGGTGCCAGGTAAACGCCTGAACCGGGTGTGGTTCCATTCCAAGTACGCGGCCGCACGCAGGGATGATAACGGTGTTCTCGTTATTACCCATAAAGCACCAGGTACGGCGGCCTGACATTAATACTGGGTGTGGGTTTGTCTTATTGGGGTGGCAAACCCACACCCTCCCCCACTCTCTTTCTTTTTGGAGTCGTGATTATTAGTGCGAACAATCCTAGATGAGGAAACCCGGAACCTCGTACACCAGGTAATACGGAATGTGGATCATATTAGTGATGCGATACAGCTTGCTGAAAACCTCGTACTCGCTTATATCAAGGGTAAAAGTGGGGATTTCTCTAACAGTACGCTGACTAGTGCGGTTGTCGCACAAATCCAGCACTGGGAAAACAACCATATTGACCCGTCTACTGAGGCGTGCAAGGTTGACCTTAAGAAGGTGCGGTCCGCTTCCCTGAATGGTGGGTCAATCACCTACGATGACCAGGCAGAACAATTGAAGGCCCGAGTCGAAACAACGACCAGCCTTTGCTTACTTGCGCGTCTGATCCTTGATCAAGCCACCACAGGAAAAATGAAAATACAGGTTGTCGGATGAGTATTCTTGATCTTTTCCCTACTACACCAGTGAAGGTAAAAAAACCTGGCGTTTATGGCCCCTACGGCCCCGGCAATACCACTACGCGACAAACAGAAGGGATGGTGTCCTGGCAGCAAACCAAAGTAGTCACCAAAACGGGGGATGAAGCTTTAGCGGCTGGCACTGTGGCACTCCACCCAGACATTCAGGTTACTACCGAGGACACCGTAGTCATTGAGGGAACCGAGTATGCGGTACTTAGCGTCGAATATACGCGCCCCGAAGGTAACAGTGCTTTCCCTGATGTAGAAACCGTACATTTTGGGGGCCACCAGCAGGAGGACCACAATGGGTACTAGTCTTACCTGGAACGGGGCTGAACTATTAGCGGCAGTAAACGCGGGCGCACGGGTCGGATTGAATAAAGCCGCTGAACATTTACGCGGCGTATCTCAAGCGCAAGCCCCTATTGATGAAGGCATTCTACGTGCCACAGCCTCAGTCACCGTAGACAGTACCGGTTTGAAGGCCGCAGTCTCCTACGACACTGTTTACGCGGCCAGACAACATGAGGAACTTACATGGCGGCACCCTAAAGGCGGCAACGCCAAGTACTTAGAAAAACCCGCCCGTGAGGAAGCCCAAACAATGGTTGATCTGATCGCAGCTGAGGTTAGGAGGGCAACATGAGGCCCGGAGGTACCGCAAAAGACTTGCAGGAAACCCTCGCGAGACTGTTAGCAGACGCGGCAGTCGCAGAATACGCGGAACAGTACGACCAGCTTAGTCTTCCGCCCGTGTTTTTTAATCGTTTCCCACCTAAACCAGATACAGCCATCCTGATCACCGTGTATGACCGGCTACCTGTCAGGAATCCGAATCTTGAAGGGTGCAGGGTGTGGAAAGTACAAGCCCGGTGCAGGGCCAGGGTAAGCGCGGCCCCGCTTGCAGAAGCCGTCGAGGACGCTCTCGTTGGGGACCAGAAAGCCCCCAATATCGCTCATGTTTCAGAGCCAACCCGGCTACCTCTAGGCCCGGACCAAACCGGCCGTGATGAACTATCCCTCAATTTCACTATTGTCACTAACCACTGAAGGAGAAAAAGAAGATGGCAGAAAATGATGTGAAGAACGCCAAGCTTGGCATGTCTTACGAGTATGGTCTAGATGTTGATCTGGCCTACCCGGAAGAAACTCCAAATTGGCAGCCCCTCAGGTTCGCCACAAAGATCGCCCCGGATGCTGATCCTAACGAGAAGGACGCGGCAACCTATGATGACCTCGGAGCAGACCACCCGATTAACGTGGGCGATAAGTGGTCTGTTGACCTGGAAGTACGCCAGTACAGGCTACCGGATGGGTCTTACCTTCCGGAGATTGAAAAGTTCCGTAACGCGGCCATGCCTGGTAAGCGGGGTAAAGAAGCAACCGTTCATGTTCGTTACTATGACAAGCCTGCTGGTGGGCCGGGTAACCCAACAGAAGCATACGAGGGCCTGGTAACGGTCAAGTTTAATCGTGGTGCGGATGGTGTCGCCGATATTGGTGGGCACTCTATCAAGTGCAAGGGCCTAGGCCCGCGTACCCCTATTAAGAATCCTTGGGACGGGAAAAAGCTTAATACGCCTGCCACGCCGACGGTAACCCCGTCCGGCCCCGAATCACACTAACCAATTCTTTTTCGCGATGGAAGGTAAACCCCAATGGCAACAACTAATCTAACCGCCTACCTGCCCAAACCGCTCACTATCAACGTTGGGGACTGGACGCTTGTTAGTCCGGTCCCCTCTGTTGAAGTGGGGAAAACACTTACTGCCTACCAGGCGGCGCTTGCTACCGCCACGCAGCGCACTATTGATAGCGGTAACGCTGATAAAGCCACCGAGTACACGGTCGAAGCCCTGAATGAGGCTGGTCTGGACCCTGATTTGAACTTGACTGGGCTGTTACTCGATAAGAACACTGTGGACGCGGCGGTAAAGGCTGGCATCCCGGCAGTGGTTTTGGATATGGCCGTACAGTACGCGTTCACGTATTGGATTATGGGGGCTGAGGCTGCTGAAGCCCTAGTGAAGGCTGAGTACGGGGTAGACGAAAAGAGTAATACGTCGGCCCCAAAAGGCCGGAAACGCTCGAAGAGTGGGAAAAGTACGGGATCGGGCAAAAAGACCCAGTAACCGGCCTTTACGAAGACTATGTTCTACCGTCTGAGCTTAGGGATCCTGTACAGCCGAAGAATACGGTCACATGGGGCCAGTTGATGGAAGTGTGGGAACTAGTCCAGGCCGATCTAGCTAAGGTTTATGGTTTTGTTGAGCCTGATCTTGCGGGTCGGCCTTGGCCCTGGTTCCAAAACATTGTGTTCTCCCTGTTGAACACGGACGGCACAATGGTAAGAGAGCACTTCACACCCAATGAAGGCTAGTCTCCGAAGTAGCCGAGTTGCGCACATTGCCTCCCAATCTCGTTAAGAGCCTGGGCTAGATCCAACCTCGTACCGGCTTCACCGTAGGGGTCCTCCTTGGCGGCCACAGCCTTCTTCAGGCCCACCTGTATTGCCTCAGAGAGTCCGCGGCTTTGCGCTTGTCGTTGAAGCCCTATAAGACGGTACCCTAACATTTCGTGCAGATTACGCACGTCATCCACGGCAGAGGGATTACTACCCCCTAAAGCCTCCACGTATCGCGGCGAGACCTCAGAATCGTACCAGTTCTGCGTCCGGAAGTAGTCGTTACAGGCGTTCCGGTCGCGTTCTGGGTCCTGTTTCTCCTCCTGCGCCTGGGAGGTTTTAGCGGCCGTATCGTTTGATGGTTCCCCCGAAGCGCACCCACAAAGCGCGGTCAAACATGCCAAAAAAGCAACACCAATTTTTAATCCTTTTTTCATAAAACAAATTTTAGACCCCCTGGGAGGCCCGTTGTGGCGTTTAATGTTGGAACCCTAACCGCAACCCTTGAAATTGATGACTCAAAATTCAAGCAGGGTCTAAACAGTGCGGAACAAGGATTCAAAAAGACCGGTGAAGCCGCTTCCCAAGCTGGTCAGAAAGCAGGAGAAGCAGCAGGCCAGGCTGGTGAAGCCGCTAAAGCAGCCGGGCAGGCCGGAGAAGCCACCGAAAAAACAGCTAACCGGGCTTCCACGGCTATGGGCAAGCTTAAGAGCGTGGGTAAGGTTACCGCTGCCGCGTTCACAGCAACCGCTGGTATCGCTGGCACCCTAACCGCGAAAATTGTTCGCCAAGGCGTAGCATTCAATGCCCTCGAACAAGGCTCGCGCGCCGCGTTGAAAACATTCCTCGGTGACGCGGGCAAGGTCAATAAGCAGATGGAACAGCTAAACGACCTCGTCCAACAGTCCCCGTTTAGCAAAGGCGCGTTCATCCAAGGCCAGCAACAGCTACTTGCTTTCGGTATGGAAGCTAAAAAGGTTGTTCCCACCCTGAAGGCTATACAAGACGCGGTAGCAGCCGCAGGCGGATCTTCACAGCAACTATCTGATGTGACTTTCGTTCTCGCGCAGATCCAGGCAGCCGGGAAGATAACCGGCCAGGATTTGATGCAGCTTGGTCAGCGGGGTATTAACGCCGCTGAGCTTATCGGCTCACAAATGGGCAAAACCGGGGCACAGATCCGCCAAGAAATTAGTAACGGGTCCCTGGATGCGACCAAGGCTATAGACATGCTAGTTGCGGGCATGTCAGAAAAATTCGGTGGGGCCGCAGCTAATGTTAAACAGACTTGGGAGGGCGCAACCCAGCGTGTGAGCGCGCAGGTGCGTAACCTAGGCGCAAACCTAACAAAATACCTAGTACGCCCCACCGGCGGGGGCGACCTCGTCAAGTTTATTGGGGCCGTAGGTGACACTCTCGCTACTACAGCGAAACAGGCCGACCGGTTCGCTAACCTTACTCACACGCGTGTAAGTAAAGTCTTTGACGGGATGACTAACGCGGTCCGCGAAGTCAACAAATCCGTTGCGACCTTTGACCTGTCAAAGATAACTGGCGCGGTGGACCAGTTAGCGGGCAAAGGGCCAGCAATTGCCGGTTTTGCCGCTAGTTTCGCAACTATTGGCCTAAAGTCTGTGCCAGGCCTGAACATGCTGTTGGGTGGTATTAACCCGCTTATCCCGGCTATTGGCGCGATTATCGCGGCCTCTCCTAAGCTACGTCAGGGCTTAGGGGAAGCGTTTAAAGCGGCGGCCCCGGCTGGGCAAGCATTAGGCCAGCTTGCCGTAATTGTTGCAGACTTAGGCACGAAACTAATTAATGCTGCCGCGCCTGGGCTCACAGCGTTAGCTAAAGCCGGTGCGGAACTGTTAAACCATTCCATCCCGTTAGCCGTGTCATTAGCACAAATGACTGAAGCGTTTGTGCCACTGGTTACTGCCGCATCAAAAGTTGTTGAACTCTTTACGAAGCTGCCAGAACCAATCCAAGCAGGCATTCTCGCTATGGGTTTAATGCGAGGCCATACCCAGGGCCTGGTTGATGCTTTCGGCGGCATGGTAGGAAAGCTCACGAGTATTACTGGGGCCTTCAAGGGTAGCGTTAGTGGCCTTAGTGGGTCACTTAAGAGCGTTGGCGGCGCAATTATGGGCGCGTTTGGCGGGCCTGTAGGGTTAGCTGTGGGCGCTGTCGCTGCCCTCGCTGGGGTTATCGGCACCTTCTACTTGAACCAGCAGAAGGCCAATAAAGAGACTGCGGACTTCGCGCACGAGTTGAATCAGGCGGCTGCGGCTGCCGATGGTAGCGCGCAAAAGCTCGTAGCTAATAAGGCCCAGCAGGATGGCATGTTCGAGGCAATTAGCCGGGTGAATAGGGCTAATAAAGACGCGAACCTTACCACCCAGGAACTAACAGCTGCTATGGCTGGTAACGGTGATGAAGCTAAACGGCTTGTTGAACGGTACCAGCAGTTGTTAGACGCACGTATTAAATCGTTGCAGGGTATGGACCCGCAAGCGATCGAGCATGATCCGCAAGTGCGAGCCTTACGCGAACTAATTGACTGGACAAATAAAACGGTTGAAGCTCGGGATAAGGACGCGAAGAAAGCTAAAGAACAGAAAGACGCGGTCACCGATAATACGGAGGCGTTGAAGAAAGAAACGCAGGCCCAAATGGAAAACGCCAGCCAGAAGCGGGCCGCGATTGATGCCGCGTACGCCTTGCAGGACGCGCAAGACAAGGTGAACCAGGCGGTCTCCAATGGGGCGCGAATCCAAAAAGACGCTAACGGCCAGATTGATATTACTTCCGCTGCGAACCGGAAAGCGATTGAACCATTATCAAGCATGATTGACGCGTATAACCGCCAGTTGGAGCAGTTGCAGAAAACCGGGCACTCTCAGCAGGAGTTGAATGAGAAGATAAACGCGGGCCGTAATTCCTTCCTCCAGGCCGCACAGGCAATGGGCTTAAATAAGGCTGAGGCAGAACAGCTCGCAACCCAACTCGGCATGATGAAAGACATCAAGGCTATTGATGTGAAAGTCCGGGTCGGTGTGGGTAAAGCCAAGAAGGACATTTCCCTTTTAGAAGTGTTTGCGGCAGCGCCAGTGGATAAACCTATCAATGCGACCACTAATGAGGCTAAGAATGCGATTGACCGGCTGAATATTCTGGCTGAGAAGGGTGTTATTAAGCCTATCGACGCGAACACGCTCAAGGCGATGGCAAAAGACGGCACCCTCAACAAGCTCATAGAACAGAACCGCGTAAAACCGATTGATGCGAACACAATCAAGGCAATGGCGAAAGACGGTCAGCTCAATAATCACATTAAGCAGGTCGTAACGAAGCCTATTCACGGTGACGCGTCCCACGGGCACGCACAGGTTCGTAACCTGAATCAAGCAGGCAGAGCAAAAGTATCTAAGCCGGTTGATGTACACCAGGCCCGCAACTGGGGCGCAACCCTGCAAGGCTGGTGGAATAGCATAAAAACCACTTTCTCAGCTGTCGTAGGTATTGAAACCAAACTCTCCAGGCATGCTAACGGGGATATTCTCCTACCTTACGCGGCTGGGGGCATGGTCAAATACTTTGCGTCTGGTGGCAGGGAAAGCCACGTCGCACAAATCGCCCCGGCGGGGGCATGGCGCGTGTGGGCAGAACCAGAAACCGGGGGCGAATCCTACATCCCCTTGGCCAGGTCAAAGCGGAAACGCTCCACCCAAATCCTTGCGGAAACTGCGGACATGTTCGGCTACAACCTGGTCGCTAAACCTAAAAAGTTCGCGGACGGGCGCGGCCCCGGCGGCCCATATGAGAACCCAGGCGGGGTAACCCAAATATTCAACATGGATATCAAACTGAACTCGGACAGGCTTCCCAACCAGGACGAAACGGACGAGTTCGGGCGCGCTCTCATGTGGTATTTGAAGGGGAATACGCTCGCGTCTAACCAGATAGTTAGGAGCATCTAAGTGTGGGATTCTAGGTTTACTCTGTCGGCTCCGGGCGTGGAATACACGTTCGGGGCCGGGACGGGGGCGAAGATCGCGTCTACAAAACCAGCTGGCATTGAGCGTGAGACTAAACGCCAGCTACGGGGAGATGGGCGCGGCTACCACCTACAAAAGGACCTGTTAAAGCCGGGCGTGTGGGAATGGGACCTAATCCTATTCGAGCACGAGGGGATCACTCCGAGGGGACAGTTAGACAGGTTACAAGGGGCTTGGACTGCCGCCCGTAAAAGCGGCGAGACTGCCCTCCTCCGGTGGGACTCTGACGAGGACGAAAAACTCATTATTGGCAGGCCAGGCAGGTTACAAGCTAATGACCTAAACGTGGCTGAACGGTGGGGTTTTATCCGCGTCGCCGTCCAGTTTGAGGCCATGACAAACACGGTGATGGGCGGGTATGAGAAACAGGTTACGACCGTATCAACCCGCCCACTCCCCTCAGAGGGTTTCGTATTCCCCTTAGAGTTTCCCCTATTCTTTCAGCATTCAACGCACCGTTCTCAAAATGTTGTGCTGGCAGACAACCGGGGGACGGTAGACGCGCCCGCTAAGGTCCGCTTTTACGGGCCTTGCGTGCACCCGACAGTAACAATTGGACGAACAAACGTTCGACTGTTAGGCCAATTACGTAAGGGCGAAACAGTAACGGTTGACCCCTTCAATAAGACCATTTTGGATAATTCAGGCCGATCCCGACATGACATGCTCGACCCCTGGACCCCCCTATCCGAGCTAGTAGTCCCACCTGGTCTAACTGAGGTCACAGTCAAAGCCGATTACGGCTCCTATGAAAAAGTTGTGGGCTCAGTTTATTGGCGTGACACGTGGCCCGCCTAAACAAAATGTTGAACACCCATTTTTTAGATTGAGGTTATAGTAATGCTCCAGAATGTCCCCGCCTATATTGGTGTTGAGAACGTTCCACACACTGATGAAGTTGCCCGCGCTGTCTCCTACTTTGCGACCCCCATTAATGGTGTGGCCTTGGGGGATCATTTCGCGGTGACAGCTACAGACCCGGCGACACCTTCCGTATATGTTGCGCCAGGCGCGGTTAATATTGTTTCTACTTATCCTGGGCATACAGGCCGTGAGTCTTACGTTGCGGTCAATGATGCGTCAGGGGAAAAAGTAAATATTCCCCCAACCGCAGGGAGCCCGCGCCGTGACTTGCTCGTTGTAGAAATTGAAGACACGAAATATGCGACCCCGTCTGACGGGTTGGATGATGTGGCCGCATACCAGTATGCGCGGTTCCGGCTTGTACAAGGCGTGTCAAAGGATCAGGTTGACGCGCGGCTGCGTAATCCTCATTATGTAATTGCGGCTATTGACCAGCCCGCAAACAATCAGACGATCACGTCTAATATGATCCGCCAGCTACAAAAGCCCGCCCGTTCCCTACGGCTAACCGATCTGACGGTCACTAAACCCACCTACGATATTGACTTCCCGGAAATGAACACTCGGTACAAGTCAGTAACCCACGTTGGCGTTTACGTGCCTAACTGGGCTTGCTCCTGCATTGTTGAAATAAACCTATCTGGGGTGAAAATCGGCCTTTACAGGGGTGTCCTAAAAGCAGGTACGCGCGCGTTCCTTACTGACAGGTTCGGCGACGGGCACATCCCCGCCGAGCATATGGGCGAAAACTCAATCATCGTGCAAGAAGCAATCCAAGGCCCAATGAGTTGGAACCAGCGACAAACACATTTTGTTGCCGATCGGTTCGACGTTCGCAAGTTCCGTAATAAGAACTGCATGGTCGGCATGGCCGGGCTCATGTCATCGGGTGGGAAAGTCACCCTGGACTACCAGACTATCGGAACAATCAAGTGGACTTTTATCGGCTAAACATAAGGGGGTAAGCGCAGTTGGAACTACTACTGCAAGCATTACCGGGTAATCGTCTCGTACAAGTCCCCGCCCCAGTGACTCACGTGAAGATCACAAGGTCTTTGAACGCGCCATCCCGGTGCACCTTCCAGTTTCCTTTGAAAACTTTGGCTACCAGCCTAGGGGAATTACGTCCTTGGGGGACTGCCGCCTGGCTGATTGAGTCCGGGCAGGTTCGCGGGGGCGGCATTATCACTGAGCTTGATGATGAGTCCCCTAACCTGAAGGTTGAGACGGTGGGCGTGTCTGCCTACCCGAAGGGAATGGCCTGGACTGACAGTAAACGGGATTATGTTTCCGCTGACGTTTTGGACGTGTATCGGGAACTTTGGGGCGTGCTCCAGTCTAAACCGGACGGTAACCTGAACGTCACTTTTTCCCCTATGAAAGCCGGGGTGACTATTGGGAAGCCTGGTCGAGTAGAGAAAAAACGCCGCCTAATTAAAGGCGGCACGCGCACCGAAACCTACAAGGTAAACACTAGTAGTTCTAATGCGGAGGCGGAACGGCAAAGACTCGTTGCCGTTGCCCGCTCTTGGATAGGGGTCCCTTATGTTTGGGGTGGAGAATCACGCAGGGGCGTTGACTGTTCCGGCCTCACCAAACTCGTATTTGGCCAGCTTGGCTATTCCCTACCACACTATTCAGGGTCGCAAGCCCAAATGGGTAAGGCTGTGTCAAAACCACTGCCCGGCGATCTGGTGTGCTGGCCAGGCCATGTTGCTATTTATACGGGTGGCGGCAGGATCATTCACGCACCCTACCCTGGCAGCACAGTAAGAACCGGGAGTGTCTGGTATCCGTGCCGTTTCCGCCGCATTCTCACCGGCAAGGGCACAACCACTAAAACCGTGACTAAGAAGAGGACAGTTAACACGCCTGACAGGTGGGTTACAGATGTTACTAATATTCCGGCTGAACCCTACACAATAGCCCCGTGGGAAGTAGACGACATTGGCCGCGTCCTTGACGAGATGATTTCACAGGCCGGGGTTGATTGGGTCGAACGCTCCTACAAAGGTAAAAACGGTACGGTAGAACATCGCATTGATTTCGGGCGGCCTATAGGGGCAAAAAAGCTTAATGTTCGTTTAGAAATTGGTGTGAATGTGGCTGAAATGCCCGATATTTCCTACCACAGCGCGGATTATGCTTCGGAGATTGTCGGCTGGGGTCCCGGTGAGGGTGACGCGAAACTACGCACCGCCCCTATCAGGACAGGCGCGAAAGGCTTACGCCGCGTCCGCAAAGTATCCCTACTACGCAACAATAGCGTTGATTCCCTAACCAATGCGACAAGGCAAATAGCCCAACAGGTTTCACAACAGATGAGAGTACGCCGGTTCCTCGTGAACCAGTCGGATTGGTGCCCTATAGGGTCCCTAAATGTTGGGGACTGGGTGCCCATAGTGGGTGTCACTGACTGGCAGAAAGTCGCCCAGTGGGTGCGCATCATGCAGATTGAAGAAGACGGCGACACGGGCAGCGCGGTTATTACTACAGAATAGGAGAAAAAGGTTTTGGCAGGGTTAGAAAAGTACACGCGTAGGGTAGCTGACCAGCTCTCGGACCTGTCGCGGCGTGTGGGCGATCTTGAAGTTGCCTCCGTGCTGCCGTATGCGACGTTGCCTGCGGAGTCCCCTATTCAGGTTAAGAATCAGGCTGGGGAAACGGTGGCGCTTATTGGGGGCCAGTCTGACGGTACTGCCGGGGTGAAAGTTTTGGAGGGGCCTACCCCGCCTGTTCCTACTAAGCCTACTGTTGAGGGTGAGGCTACTCTTTCTGTGCGGTGGGATGGGGCTTTTGAGCATGAAGCGCAGTGTCCTAATGATTTTAGGGCTGTTGAGATTTGGATAATTGGTTCCCCGGAGGATCTCCCCCCGGATTCAACAAAAATTGACACTAACAGCGAGGTACCCCCGGCTGGTGGGGTTGCCCCTGATTTATTCGTGGGGACTATTAACACTCGGGCGGGCGGGGCTAAGACTGTTGAATTAGCTCCAGGCACTTACAACGTGGCTTTACGGTGTAGGGCGAAGTCGGGTAAGGCTTCGGCGTTGTCGCCTGTTGTTGTGGCTAAAGTGGCTGGTACTGCCACGCGTAAGGCCTTAGATGAGGCTAAGGGCCGTATTGATGCGGCTTTTGATCATGCTACTAAGGTGGGTAAGGATTTTGAGGCCGAGAAGGCCCGTGTTGATGGTGAGCTTGCTAAAGCGTTGGGTGCGACCGACGAGGTAAAGAAGTCCGTTGTTGCGGTGACTTCGCAGGCTGATAATGCGAAACGGCTTGCGGAGGAGGCCAAAACCAAGGCGGATTCTGCGTCTAATACTGCTGACGACGCTAAAAATAGTGCAGAGCATTTACGCGGCGACATGGTCGAAATGGGCGACGAAATAGACCGGTTTAATCGTGAGTTGCCTGAGGCTAAGAACGCGGCTGAGGCGGCTAAGAAGGCTGCGTCTGAGGCGGATTCTAAAGCGACTGCTGCGGCGAAGCTTGCGGGTTCTGCTAGTGAGGCTGCGTCGCGTGCGCAAACTGCTGCCGATGGTAAAAGTAAGATTACGCGGTCAACCACTACCCCCTCTGGTGCTGGTCATGCGGGGGATGTGTGGTGGCAGTACACCGACTCGTCCTTGGTTGGCAAGATTATTGGGCAATGGGTTCATGATGGCACTGCGTGGGTGAAAACTGATGTGGGGGCCGAGATCGTCGCGGACTTGACGGTGGATAAGCTCAAGGCTGGCACTGGCAGTTTTGATAGGGCGGTTATTAGCAAGCTCATCTCTGATAATGCTTTCGTGGACCAGCTCGCAGCCTCCAGAATTATAGTTAAGGGCACCAATCTATTACCCGACGGTGACCTTGCTAAGGCTGATCTTGCCGGCACTGGGTGGGATAAAAATGTGGGCTTACAAGACGAGTACGTCGCCGGCGGGATGCACGTTGCCCTAATATTTCCCCCAGAGCACTTCGGGAGCTCTAGTACGGTAGCTAACGAGACCAGAATCCTTTTCGAGCCTGGGCGCAAGTATGTTCTTGATTTTTGGGTGCAAGCCTCTACGTCAGGGGCCCACGGGAGCATAGGATTTATGCCGGTATCTGGCGGGGACTTCTTACACTTTAGTTCACCAAGTATTAGTGATCCGTGGACGGGGCTTTTCCCCCCGCAAACTTGGAAGGAACTGCCTACTAGTTGGGAGCACAGAAGATACGAGATCACCCCACACGGTCTAGTTAAGCCCACGTTCGCGCGGCTAGTGGCCCAGTGCCACGGCGGGAACCTGATGATCGCAAAACTACGCGTCGCATTAGATCAAGAAACCGTAATTGAGGATGGGTCTATTACGACCTCGAAGCTTGCCGCTCACGCCGTTGATGTGGAAAAGCTGAATGTTACGGAGGGTATGGCCGCCAGGATAGGCGAATTCCTCAAAATCAAATTCGAGCAGATCCAATCCTCGATAATGAACGCGTGGATGCACCTTACCGGCGCGGGCCGTATCGTCCTAGGAGGCGAGCGCACCGGCTCGGATGCTAACCCTACTTTCAGCGGCGCAAGAACAGAACTAAACGCAGCTGGGTTGCAAGTATACGGGCCGAATCAAGAAGAACCAATCACCCAAATAAGCGGGCAAGGTGAACAGCGTATTGCCCTTACATCTACTGACGCGAACGGGAACGTTATCACCGGGTTCGGCGTGTCAGGTGATGGGAACGCGGTCGCCCGCGAGCTAGCAGTACAACGCCTAATTGTTGGGGGTGAAGAATACAAGCCGCGTGCTGGTTCTGAAATAGCGGTCACCCTACCGAATTACACGCATACGGCGGGCTATCAAAAGACAGCCGTCGCGCGCATCCCCCTCACGTTGCATGTAGGCGACTACCAGCTACTATGGTCCACTACTCTTAGGGCCCACGGCGGGCATCAACCATACGACGCGGTCGGCACCTATTTCGACATCATTGACGTTTCAGGCGGAAAAGTCACTTGCGAGGGCGAACCGGTTTCCTGGCAAACCACTTTCAATAAGCAGCAGTACACTAACCACGCTATTTCTTGTTTACTGCATGTGGATGCAGACAAGGACGAGGGTGAAGGCGTAAAGTTTGCGATCAGGCCTGGGGTGCACTCATACAAGAAGAGCGAGTTTGTTGCTATGGCCTCGGTGCTTACTGTTTCTGAGTCTAAACCGCGCCTGCTACCAGAGGTTGAGTATTTTGCGCCTAAACCAAAACCTGGTGGTGGAGGGGGCGGACCCGCACCCAAGCCGGGGCCGCGTGCAATAAAGAAGACTATTGGCCCAGCCTGGACTACCGGCGGGGTTGTTTCTGGCGATGGCAGGTACGTGGAGGTTGGTTTCAGAATCCCTGAAATCAAGGGGCACACTATTTCATCAATCGTAGTGACCGGCACGTGCACGTGGGACATGTACGACTCAGGCAAGGGGATTTGGTACCCATGCCGACTTAGCGGCGAGTCCAAGACTGTTTTCGTACGAGATTATTCTAATTTCAGCGTCGGGTTCGGCCCGAACGCGGCCGCGTTCTTGAAGAGTAATGGGTGGGCTAATTTCAAGATTGGCCCCCGGTCCCCGTACACCACGTTCAACCCGCATTCTTTCCGCTTACACGTAACCTACTGGGCCTAAAAAAATTGAGGAGTACTTATGGGAGCAGAACAGCCAACAACCAAACCTAAGAAACCGGATCTTCGTTCGATCAGTAGAGAAGCCTTACAGGGGTTAGACCAGGAAGAGTTCGGAATGATCTACGAGCTAGCTTGCGAGGAAGAACAGCGCCGTCACACGCTAAGGGTCTTTACTGCGAATGCGACGCAGTTGCAGGCGGATTTGATGGTGGCTACCGGCCTTCCTAAGCCGGGGGTTACTTGGGTAGCCCCGACGCGGGTTGAAGAAACCTATGCTGTCGGCCAGATCGTCACTTTCGAGGGCAAGCTTTATCAGTCTAAAGTGCCGTTCAATTTTGCGCGCCCTGGTTCGCATGCTGCCTTGTGGGAACTCTATGAGGGGGCTTTGCAGGATGCCCCGGAGGTTGAAGTAGGCGAGTATGTGCCCCCCGAATGGGCGGGAGGCCACCCTTACGCGGTGGGTGACACGGTCCTTTACGAGGGCAGTATTTATAAGGCGAAAGTTGCTCACACGTCTATTACTGGTTATCCGCCGGATAAGGACCGGACTATGTGGGAGCACAAAAACTAATCAAAACCACTCATTCATCCCCCGCACCCTACAGGGTGTTGGGGCTTTTTTATACCCAAAACCAAAAGAATGTGAGGAGCCCATATGGCATATCAAGATATAACCTGCTATGACTCACCGAATTACACGCCTGGCAGGGGCGGCACGCAAGTGAATGTGATTGTTATTCACTGGTGGAATAGTCCGGATCGTAATCCCGGGTTTGAGGGG